CCTGTTCAAGGATTTGCTACAGCCGATCTATTGCCGGTTGCACTAGTAGTTCTTAGTAAAAAAATAAAACAGAACGGATTAAAAAGCTTGATCTGTAATACAGTACACGATAGTATAGTAATGGACGTTCACCCCGATGAAGAGGAGATTAGTATTAGGCTAATGAAAGAGGCGATGCTAAGTCTCAAGGACGAGTGTTCTTTGAGATTTGGGGTTGACTACAATATACCTGTTGGTATAGAGTTAAAGATTGGAAGCAATTGGTCTGACCTTACAGAGGTTGGAACCTATGAAAGGACTTAACGTATGAGTAACTTAGCTGTAGTAACAACCCCATCACTAACTGATCTTGTAACGGCTGATAAGGCAGACACCTCTGCTATCATGGCGATGCTGGGACAGTCCAGTGACGCGGGAGGTTCAACAAAGAGTGTTGACTTTCTGCCTAAGCTTTCTATTGAACACAACACTGAGGACGAAGAAGGCAACACCCTTCCTAGAGGTCAGTGGAAGTTTAAGGATAGTTCAGGGGACTGGCAGCACACAAAGGAACTGACGTTCCGACCCTTCCTGCGGCGGTATATGTATACCGTCTGGGACAATGCAGAGCAGACGTATGGGAGCATGACAATCCAAGCCGCTTCGTTTGGCGACGAGTTCTTTGATAACTCGGGTGGCATTCGCTGTGGTAAGCTGGGTAAAAAGGAACTGGCACTGCTAGACCCTGACGACCCAGAGAGGACTCTTCAAGCCAACGTCAAATGTGCCCAAGTTATTTACGGCACTGCTGAGACTGATGAGATCGCAGCTACACCAGTTGTCTGGTACGCACGAGGCAGTAACTTTATGCCTGTTGCGGATTGGATCAAGACCCTAGAGAAGCAGGGTAAGCTGATGTTTAATACTAGAGCAAAGCTTTCTACCCTGCGACAGAAGTACGGGGGCAACATCTACTACAAGTCAAAGATCGACGTTAAGGATTACGTTGAGTTTGATCCTGCGGCTGATGTGCCTATTCTTGAGAAGTTTGTTGAGTCTGTTAACTCTCACAATGCTTACATTGAGTCAGAGTACAAGGACGCACGCGGCGACTTTGCTGACGCAGAAATTGTAGAGGCTCTCGACTCTAATGACTAACCTCATTAAAGAGTATTTGCAGATTTATTTGCAAGGTGTGGTTTCGGGGGAGAGGAAACTCTCTCCTGAGACTATCGCTTTTTTTGGTGCAGAAGCGGCAAGCTCAGTCGCTCGCCAATTCTCTAATGAAAAGGCGCATCAAAAATGGCGACCCCGTATGTCAGGCTTAGGCAAACCACTATGCCAACAACAGCTTGAGCGGGACGGCACTGCGGTTAAGAAGAAGATGGATTACAACTCTGTCAATCGGTTCCTGTTCGGGGACTTGCTTGAGACATTGATGTACATTGAGATGAAAGAAGCTGGCATAAACGTTGAGGCGTACCAAGAAAAGGTATCCCTTACAGTTGCTGGCATTAAAGTAAATGGCACCCTTGATGTAATCATCGACGGTAAGGTATGGGACATTAAGACTTCAAGTCCATACGCCTACATGAATAAGTTTTCAAACTACAATAAAGTTAAAGATAGTGATCCGTTCGGGTACGTCCTGCAAGGGTACTTGTACGCTGCTGCTGTAGACAAACCTTTCGGGGGTTGGATTGTTATGAACAAGTCCTCCGGTGAGGTGCTTGTATGCAATGCCCCGTCCATACAGGACGAAGAGAGCAAGGCTGCGCTGGCTAAGGCTGCCTACAACATGACAGTACTACAAGACCCCACGATCAAAGTGCAGAAGCTTGACGATGAACCAGAGATGTACAAGAAAGAAAAGACAGGTAATCGAGTACTAGGCACTACCTGTTCGTTCTGTGACTTTAAAGAACACTGCTGGCCCAAGGCGCAATTGAAATACAAAGTTGCTTCTGGCAGGGCAAACCCACCTATGGTCTGGTACTCCAAGTATGTAACGGAAGAACTCTAGTGCCAGTATTAGTAGTAAACAGAATTTTTAATTCTGATATTAACTTTAACAAAGAGTGCTTTTTTGTGTACGCGGAGAATGAAAAGAAAGAAGGAGGGGAAACATTTAAGCGTGGCAACGAACAGTGCTTGCCAATAACAATAAAGAGAGTTCCGGCTATGTCTATAGAGGCATACTGGAATGACGAAAACTACGAATCAAACTGTAGAAAAATACAGCACGATTTAAACAATATAATCAATGTGTTGAAGTATGGTGCCTGTGTGTTTATTGAGCAGAATTTTTTATCCAGCGAATCTAACAGCCCAATGAATACCGAGTGCCCAAAAACTAAAGAGTTTCTTTTAGAAGGCATTCAACTTCTTCACTCCAGATACAGGCCCTTCCGTGTCAAGACGTAAACGCACGACACGAAACGCAATGGGTACAAGGTACAGAAGTAACTTCGAGGTTGGGTTTGCAAGTGACCTTATTAAGCGGGGCCTTAGCTTTGACTACGAGCCTGACGCCTACGAGTTTGTACCAAACACCACAACTTACACGCCGGACTTCTACATACCGGAATACAATTTCTACATAGAAACTAAAGGGTTCTTTACTTCTGAAGACAGAACAAAGCATTTGACATTTCGTAAGCAACACCCTAGTATCGATGTCCGATTTGTCTTTATGAATGTCAACACTAAGATTAACAAACGTTCTAAGACAAGCTACGGGGACTGGTGTAACAAGTACGGGTTCAAGTTCAGTAACAGAGTTATCGATGACGAATGGTTACGCGGAGAAGATGATGACAGGTGACAGTGTGAACAGCCCACCCCACTACAATGTTGGGGGCCGCGAAACAATTGAATTGATAGAAGAGTCAATGTCACAGACAAAGTTCTTGGGCTACCTTGGGGGCAACGTAAGCAAGTACCTAGCTCGCTATGAGCATAAGGGAAAGCCCTTGGAGGATTTAGACAAGGCTCTGTGGTACTTGAGTTACTTGCGAAAGAAGCGAGAAGAATACGACATTAACCTAGAGTTTGAAAGGGGAGTTGGGCTGTGAATAAAATGTACGAGTCTGTCAAAGAGTTTCAAGATGCTTTTAAGCAAACACCATCTATTCACAGGCGTGTAAAATTAATTGAAGAAGAGTACAAAGAGTTGATGGAAGCAATTCCATTGTCTTTAGTTTTCTCATACTCCTATGCTGAACCCATGCCCTTTAACATGAAGAAAGAGGCGGCTGACCTGTTGTATGTTTTAACTGGGCTGTTCGTTGATTACGGCTGGGATATGGACACTATCTTTGATAGGGTGCATGAGTCCAACATGTCAAAGCTTGGGGATGACGGCAAACCAATTTACAGGGAAGACGGCAAAGTGCTGAAGTCTTCTAATTACAAAGAACCAGATTTAAGTGGAGTATAATTAATGGACGAAAGTAATATGACTGTACTACCAACACCCTACCAAAAATATATTCACACCTCTCGTTACTCTCGCTGGATTAATGAAGCACAGCGCAGAGAGACTTGGGATGAAACCGTGACCCGGTACTTTGATTACATGGTCAGCCGGTTGAAAGAGAAGAATAACTTTGATCTTGATGTTGCAACCCGCAATGAGTTGCAGACCGCAGTGCTTAATCTGGACATCATGCCATCCATGCGGCTGTTGATGACGGCGGGTACTGCTGTAGAGCGTTGCAATGTGGCTGCATACAACTGTGCCTACCTTCCTATTGACAGCCCAAGAGCATTCGATGAGGTGTTGTACATCCTTATGAACGGTACGGGTGTAGGCTTCTCTGTTGAGCGTGAGTGTATCACTAAGCTGCCAGAGGTAGCGGAACACTTCGAGGACAGCACAATAGTAGTCAAGGTCAAGGACAGTAAGTCTGGTTGGGCAAGGGCATTCAAGGAATTGGTTTCCTTGCTGTACTCAGGGCAAATCCCAACGTGGGATATGTCGCTTGTACGCCCTGCTGGCGCACGACTAAAGACCTTTGGGGGACGGGCCTCTGGCCCAGAGCCATTAAATGATCTGTTCCGCTTTGCAGTTAACATGTTTACTAAAGCGGCTGGACGACGATTAAGCAGCATAGAGTGTCACGATCTTGTTTGTAAGACGGCACAAGTAGTAGTAGTAGGCGGTGTGCGTCGTTCAGCCCTTATCTCTCTCAGCAACCTTAGCGATGATCTGCTGCGGTCATCTAAGTCTGGTGACTGGTGGCACAACCACAGCTACAGGTCTTACGCTAATAACTCGGCTGTATACAAAGCTGTGCCTGATATGAATGTGTTTATGAAAGAGTGGCACTCACTGTATGAGAGCCGGTCTGGTGAGCGCGGGATGTTTAGCCGTGCAGCAGCAAAGACACAGGTTGCTGTGAATGGTAGGCGTGATCCTAACTATGAGTTTGGTACAAACCCCTGCTGTGAGATTATCCTGCGACCAAATCAGTTCTGTAATCTTACAGAGGTAGTGGTTAAAAAGGATGACACTGAAGAAACGTTGAAAAAGAAAGTGAAGCTTGCCGCTATTCTTGGCACGTACCAAGCTACTCTGACTGACTTTAAATACCTCAGAAAAATCTGGGCGGACACCACAGAAGAAGAACGCCTACTGGGTGTTAGCATGACAGGCATCATGGATAACGAGTTGACGAATGGTGGTGAAGGCGACCTTGATAGTATGTTGCAGCGCCTAAGACAGGTTGCTGTTGATACAAATGAAGTGTGGGCAGACTCGTTGGGCATCAAACAAAGCACAGCCATTACCTGTGTCAAGCCATCAGGGACCGTCAGTCAGCTTGTAGACGCTGCCAGTGGTATCCACCCCCGACACAGCAAGCATTACATCAGGCGTGTTCGTGGGGACAAGAAAGACCCACTTACACAGTTCCTAGTGGATTCTGGTATTCCATGTGAAGATGCTGTTGGTGATGTCGAAAGTAAAAACACTGCTGTATTTTCTTTTCCAATTGAAGCACCAGAAGGAGCAATGATTAATGATGAACTTACACCTATGGAACATCTTGAACTCTGGCTTACATACCAAAAACACTGGTGCGAACACAAGCCTAGCATCACGATTACAGTTCGTGAACACGAGTGGTTGGAAGTTGCAGCGTGGGTTTACAAAAACTTTGATTTCATGTCTGGCGTTTCCTTTTTCCCTCATAGCGATGCGGTCTATACTCAAGCGCCTTATGAAGAAGTGGACGAGGCTACGTACCATGACCTTCTAGCAAGTATGCCAAAAGATATTGATTTTTACAAACTGCAAGAGTATGAGAAAGAAGACACCACAAAAGGAACCCAAGAGTTTAGTTGCGTGGGCGACGTTTGTGAGCTAGTAGATGTCTGATAAGGATGACACAAAAAAAGAAGGACGCTTCATCAACGTCCTTTCTTTTTCTTTAATGCTAGACAAAGATGCGTCCTTGTCCCCAACTCTTGAGGTTAGTAAATTAGATGCAGAAGACTTTGTAGAATTTATGGATGATGCTCTACCTGATTTTGGTTACACCCACGATCTTGCAAACCTTATTAGGTACGGGACTGAGCTAGTTGAGGATATAGAATCTAAAATAGAAGAGTACTGTGGTATGGCGACGTTTGAAAAAGAGATCACTGAGCCAATTAAGAAAACAGAAGGTACAGTAGAAGAGGTGTACAAAGCTATTAAGAGTACTAAGCTAAATTGAAGTGTTACTTTTTAACCAGTGACCCACCAAAGTACAGCCCAACGATTGCAGAGACTAGGTGTGTGTCTAGGGGTGTTATGACCATGCCAGTCATCTGACGCCACTGGAATATTTCCTTGCCATCAAAGAACAAGAACCCCGGCCTGAACTCTGTCCAGCCAACCGTAACAGCAATCTCTGGGTAGAAGACAGCAACTACCTTCGGCCAAACAATAACAGCCCCAATTGCACTTAAAGCAATAAGCCGCCGAGTCCAAGCAAAGTGCGGATTGTCATAGCGACGGGCTTTGTCAATGATGTCTGCTTCTTTACTCATAACAGACAACATCATTTTATTGTTGGCTTCTTTAGCCTTAATGCTTTGCCCCCAGATGGACATGAGGCCACCAAGAAGGGATGAACCCAGCATTGTAATTAGTTCTACAGGAAGTCCGCCTAACATATTACTGTCCTTTAAAAGTAGTGACCATCCACATGATACCGCTCCCGACTAGTGCAAGGATAAACCCTGCACCATATAGTCGGGAGCGTTCTTTTTCTAGGGTGTTAACTCTACGAGACAAAGCTTTCATATCGCCTTGTAGTCTTTCGTGTGATTGAATAAGCGCGTCCATCTTTCCTTCTAGTCGGCCAATAGCCAGCATTAACTCTGTGTCGGTAGTTGTGCTGTTGGTAGCCATTAGGGACTAACCCCACCCATGAACTGCCTTTTTGCTGGCATCAGGTTCATCATTTGCTCTTGTGTTGTAGTGTTCTCTGCATCCGGGGCAGAAACAGCTCCAGCCATTTCTTTAGCTTCCTCTTGTATTTTAACTAGCCCCGCCAAAAGCTCTGGGTTTCTTGCTGCAATAGCCAGACTAGTTAAATTAAGGATAAAGTCTTGGTTGTTTTCTACTGAGACATTGTAAAGATTTGTTAAGGCTGTTATTGCCTCAGTGTGTTCTTTTTCAGAGCCGTCAGACAAAGCACCAATAAGACTTGGGATTACCCATTGCGAAGTAGTTCTGTTTGGCTTGTAGGCGCTATACTGTCCGGCCTCAACCATATCCATAACTTTTTGCCCTAGTCCCGGCGTAGATAAAACCTGAACAAGGATTTCGTTCTTTTTAGAAGCAAGCTCTCGTAGCAACCATTCAGAACCTACGTAGCGAAGGCTCACAACTCCACGGGCAACACCCCAGAAACGAGACAAGGCCCCGCTTTCTGTCATTTTATTCAAGTCATTGCCAAACCTTAGAACGTCTACTACGTTATCAGCTTTGCTCGCTACCTTAATGATGGAAACGATAGCATCGTAGTCAACCTCACCAAAAACTTCTTGGTACAATCCGGTATGCTTTTGAAACTCCATCTGCATAGCTATAGCACCGACAGCTTCAATCTTAGCTGTACGACCTTTGGGGTCTTCAGCCCTTACCCTGTCTATTTTTTTAACTGCAATAGACTTTTCAACCATGCGCGCAACAATAATTTGTCGCATACCAATTTCAAAAGCCTTTGCTTCTTTGCTCTGAGGCCCGTAAGCTTTGTTTACATCGTCAATTAATCCTTTGTATTGATTAAGAGCAGAGTCGCCGTCAAACTGAAACAGTTCTTCAACAAGCTTGTTGCCAATCACTTCTCTATTTTCTTCTTTTGCCAGCTTACCAAAAATTCCAATAGTATTAGATACTGTACCATCTTTTCTTTGGCCCAGTTCTAGCAACCTAACTGTCTCTTTAAACACATCACCTACAAATTCTTTATTTGCTGTCATGGTTGTAGGCGAATAAAAAGGATCATTTACTAATGATTTAGCAGCTTGAAGTTGTAACGTATTTCTCATGTTACCACTCAAAACTTCTGCCCCATTTACAATAGAAACGTCAGGGGCACTGTTACTGTTTGCAATAAAGTTGTCGTCAATGCCTAAAATATCCCCAAACTCTCTAAACATTGGGGAACTTTCGTTGTCTGCTAGTCCACGAAGACGTTCAACAAAAGTAGCACTATCTATTTTAAAGCCCTTATCACCAAACACACGACGAAGCATAAGATCACGCATTAGGCCATCGGCTTCAGCGCGAAGGGCGGCTTCCGGCGATCCTTCCTCGCCTTTTGGGAAGTACCTTTCGTATAGCCCCCTGCGACCCTCAGAGCTAGGCTCTACGTCAATGTCACTTAAAGTAGTATCCAAATCTACGTTAGGTTCATTAGTAGTTTGGTTAAAGGCTGTGCGGAAAGGCATTGGATTGTTGGTAGTAGCTTTAAGACTGGCTCTAATGTACCTATCAAAAAACAATGATGCTACGTTGGTTCTATAGTATGTGTTTGCTTTCTTTAACTTTGCATTGCCTACAGGACCAACTGCTTGCTCAATCTTATCAGTAAATATTTCTTGGA